ATGCACCTGTGCTTGGTACTGACGCACCTACAGTAGCTCCATCTAATGTACCACCATTAATATCTGCTGTAGCGGCTACTAAAGATGTATTAGCATTAAGTGTAGTGAATGTACCTGCTACTGGTGTAGCTGAACCAATTACAGCATTATCAATAGCACCTGAGTTAAGGTCTACGGATGTAATAGTTGTAGTACCTACAAGTGTTGATGTACCTGTAACAGTTAAGTTATTGTTTAGTGTAGCACTTGTGAATGTAGCAGTTGTAGGTGAAGAAGCACCTAAGATAGTTCCATCAATATTACCTGCATTAATATCTACAGTAGCTATTGTAGCTGTGCCTTGTAAGTGTAAGTCTTTAAACTTAGCTGAACTTGAACCTAAGTCTATATCATTAGTTGTAACTGGAACTATAACACCATCTTGGAAACGTACTTGTTCTACAGCCGCTGAAGATACTTCTACGAATACACCAACTCTATTGTTTGACGTATCAATAACAACTTTGTTTAATGCATCAACATCACCGATAAGCGGAATGTATCCACCTTCTCCTGTTGAGCCATCGTGCTTGTGTCCACTTGATGCAGCAAATGCGTCACGGAGTTTATTATACTCAGCGTTAATAGGGGCTGCACGTAGTGTAGCTGTTGGTACTATGTCTGCTATAGACTGTCTTACGTAACCTGCCAAAGTATCATCTCCTGTCGGCTGTCTCATACGTCAAGGCTATTGCCTGTATAGTATGACTTGCATTTGTATTGTTTGTAACATAATTTACTGAAACAGAGTTACCTGACCCAGATATGTTGGTAAGAGTTTTAGGTGATGGATTACCATCATATATACCACCTGCTCCATATATAGCTGTACCATAAACTGAAGCTGCACCCTCTGTACTAAACTCATAGTTAGTTGGGTTTACTGTGTTTGTGTCATCATAGTCGTAAGATACACCAACAAACACTTCTGTATTACCTTCAGACTTAAGGTATGTATTTACTTTATGTATTACCTTACGTACTTCTGGGTCTTCCATGTAAAAGTAGGGAGTTTGATATAGGCTAAATATATCTTGTCCGTCAAAACTATTACCTCTTTCTTGGCGATGTACTTTACCAGAACCATCACCATGTATTATATGTTCAAACTGTCCTATGTATCCACTATCTACACAGTTAGCTTCTATACCAATCAACTGGCTATACTCAAAGATACTCTGTTTATTCTGACTCTTACGTATTCCGCCTATCAAAGATAGAGATGAGTCATTCTTAAAAAAGAATCTAAACTGTGACTTCTTCCTAAGTACTACAATAGCAATATCTATAATTTGTTCTGATAAGTAGTAGTTATCGAAGATAGACTGTATCTCTTTAGATACGGTAGCAAGTTCAACATCACCAATTTTATCAGTACCAGAAATAGGACGTATACCATCTGGCCCTAAGAAGAGTAAGTCACCACCAAATTCTACTACAGAATCAGGAGCAAGGCAACCCATATTTGAAGTAACATTTTCTAATACAAAGTTAGCTGCATTATTACCTGTCAGCCTTTTGATATTATTAGCACCAAATATATATAATTGATTACGGAACTTTTTAATAGCTGTTATAGTATATCCTACATTAATAACACCAGCACCATTAGCAGGGCTAAAATCTGTAGCATTTAAAGGAGCACTAAAAAATAAATTAAAAGGTTCACTTGAGTCACCACACAAGAAAACGTGAGAGGCAAACTCTTCTGAGTACTTAGGATCATCTGGAGCTTGAGCATGAGTTATTTGTGTGTAGTTAGTTCCGTCATATATTGCCGCTGGATTAAAACCATCCGTAAGAAGTAATACTTCGCCTGACCAGTTATAACTAGTAAATCTAATTCTAGATACGTTAGTCATATCAGGGTTACCAGCTTCAGGTATAGCTACCCAAGAATCATTTGAGTCCTGCCATCTATATAAGTAGTCATGCCCAGATGTAGGTTTTCTACATGCAAATATACCATCATGTAAGTTGCCATTTACTGCTACACCTAGTACAGGGCCTGTTCCGGGGACAGTACCATACTCATTAGAATAACCACTAATACGACGATACCCACCAGCTAGGGCAGGTTCATAATTTATCATACGTATAGCACTACCAGATAAGCCAGAGGCTTGAGTTAAGGGATCTACGTTAGTGATCAACCCTCCTGTACAAACTGACAGGTATGTGCTAAGCTTATCTACCATCTAAACATTATTCTTATAGAAAGAGTTTCCCATACGGTTTATCACAGTAGAACTTAGGTAATCCTTACTGTCTACTAATAGCCTACGCATAGTCTTTATACCTTTTTTAAACTTATCTGCATGTAACTGAGCAGACTGTTCATTAGATCTAAAGTGCATAAGATACATCATAGCACCATCAAGTACTACATGTCGGAATCTGTCGGGTATTATACAAACATCTGTGCTTAGTGTTAAATCTGCAGGGAACTTCCAGTAGCTATACTCTACAACATAAGAAGCATCTGGAGGAGGAGTAACTCCAAACTTAGTACTTTGTGTTTTGTATATAGTGGTAGGTTTACCGTAGCCGCCTGTACCAGCTACATCATCTAAGCTTCTCTTTTCTGATACATAACTTTCGTAAGAGATGCTAGGTAGTTGTGTAGGGTAGGCAGATTCTGCATTTGTTAAATAGAAAGTTTCCCAGTCAGCTTTTGAAAAGTCAGAAGGGAAGTCATACGTGTTAGTACCAGAAGATAATGTCTGTTGATATGTTACTAAAGTGAAAGGCCACTCTTGTGCATCTTGTAGTATTTCACGTATAGAGGAATTGATAGCATCTTTAGCTAGAGACTGAACGTTTTTAGTTGTAGCAAAGTCTGCTTCACCAATCTCGACTTCGTTAAGACGACGAAGTAATTCATTCACTAGGTTTATATAAGTCGCCATGTTAATTCCTACGAGATTTTAAATGTACGTAAAGGGGCTAACATAAAGCCAGCCCCCTCAAATTGTTTTATTATGCTAAGTTATATTTAGCTGTGATCAACGCTTCTGGACGTAAGATCTTGCGCCCGTAAAGATGCATACCACGGCAGATGTCAGCGAATGAATCTGGATCACGGTATGTTTCTGTTTTGTTGATTTGCTCTGCAGTTGCTACAGCTGAATCATGACCAGCTACGATAACACCGTAGTTAGCATTTTGGTTAGCTGTACCTGTTGTACCTGCACCAGTACCTACTGCTGGTAAGTTACTTGAAGTATATACACGGAATCCGTGGAAGTTGTTCAAGACTAGACCGTTACGTAATCCACCTGACTCACCGAAGTCTGCGTTAAACAAACGTGAATCTTCATCACGAAGGACTTCCATCATGATAGGATCAAGTACTAGCCATCTACCTGCAGTGTCTACTTGGTTCTGATCTAACAAACGACCCATACGTGAAATCAACATTGCTGGTGATACGTATGCTGTTGGTAGAGCAGTTGCTCCGGGTAAACGTGCCGCAACTGGGATCGAGTGATCTCCTGCTGAAGATGTAGTAATGTTTCCGAAGTCACCTTTTTTCAGCTTGTTAGCTGTAAGTAATTCGTCTGTACCTGCCGCTGCATTAGCTTTAGTACCATTTACTACGTTGTTTACTGCACCTGCGTTAGCATGTAGAGCAGACTGTTTATAACCACTTAAGTAACCCAATACTTCTTGGTCATGCTGATCAGCCAAGCGGAAAGCCGCACGATTGGTAGCCATGTCCATGAAATTAACATGAGAGTGTGCTTCTTCGATGTCGTCGATTTTAAATGCAAAGTAGTTTGCTTTATCTACAACAAGTGAAAAATCAGCATCAGCTAAATCTTGTGCAGCAATAGTTGTGCCACGCTTGTATGCTGATACGCTTACTTCAGGTTCTTTGATGATTTTTACAGTGTCACCTTGCGATGCAATTTCACCGAAATAATCAGAGTTAGTTATGTCGCCACAAACTGTGGACTTGCGGAATGCAAGTTGTACTTTTTTAGAATAAATTACGGAACTAAAGTTACCATTCGGTAAGTTTGTATATCCGCTTGCGGATGCAAATGCCATTATAATTCTCCTTGAATGTTTGGCTTATGATAGAGAGGTAAGTACGAGTTAAAGGTACATACCTCAACTCAGAGAAACTAAACGTAAAGCAAAGAGGCTGATGATTTTCTAGGGTGCGTTATGATAACAGTCGGCCAACCATTATCTAAACGGGCCTGTACTTAATCAGGTAGTTCTTATTTGTAGTTTAAGTTTTATTGGTTGTAGGCAAGAGAGGTAGTCCACAAGGGAGGCTCTTGTTCCTGCCGATAGTTATACTTCAGATAAACATAATGTCAACACTTAACGTGCATTTCCTGAAATATCGTAGACAAATTTACCATTGCGCATAGCTTTGTTAATATTGTCTTGGTTTTCTTCAAATTCTTTACTAGACATTCTTGCTACATCAGACTCACGGATTTGTCCATCAGACTCATCAGCGTCTACTTTAGTCTTTGAAGTTCTACTAACCATAGAAGCTGCTGCTTTTTTACTAGCTTTCTTAGCTTCTTTAGTTAATCCTTTGTCAACCTTATATAGGTCGATAACTCTAATTACAGAACGTGGATCATCTGCATTTTCATAGACAGCATCTTGTACCCACTTAGGTTGTTCTTCTGCCCAGTCATGAAAACTATCTGACTCACGTATTGTAATAAAATCTGAATGAGACTCTAAGATAGTAGCCTCTGCTGACTTACGCATAGTCTCATCATTCATTTGATCTAGCTGTTGTAGTCTTGCTTCAGCTTTACTAAATAATTGTTGAGCTTTCTTAGCAGCTATAGTCTCTACTATTCCAGCAATATCAGGATGTTCGGATGCCCATGCGTCTATATCTTCATCAGACTTAGGTGGGATAATATTCTCACCCTTCATACGAGCTTCTAAGTCTTCAAACTTTTCTTGCCAGTCTTTTTCTTTTTCAGACATATGACGACGAAGATCACCATATCTTTTCTTGAAGGATTTTTCTTCTCGACTTAACCCCTCATCAGACTCCGATGCTTCGGCTTCCTCTTTGGCTTCTTCTTGTTTGGAACTACTTGCATCCGATACTTCGGTTGCCTCAGATCCTTCGCCATCGGATTTTTCTTCGTACTTTTCTCCACGGGCTTCTGCCTCTAGTCTTGCAATCTCTTT